ATAATGACAGACGTGTTTAAATTAGATCTCACCCAAAAATTACAAATCAGGAGATATTATGGATAATCAAGAAGTATTGAAAGCTATAGCTGTCCTCGCAGATAAGGTGAGTCGCTATCATGAACGTTTATTAGCATTAGAAAGAGATCACAAAAGACATACAGACGGCTGTTCATGTCAATCAAAATCTCCTAGTATAGGTAGACCTTTAACAGAAGATGAAAGAATCTTTGTACAAGAAAACATGGCAAAACATAAGGCGGCAGCAAATGGATCCTAATTGTCCTACTTGCGGTTGTCAAAAAGACAAGTGTATTTGTGATGATTTTTGTGAAAACTGCGGGGCTTAATCGTCTTCAGTTTTTCCAAATACATCAGGTAACTTTGTTACCTTTACTTGTATATTAGTTTCAATGTCATCAGCTGTTGTATCTGTTTCTGGATTATCTACGTCAGCTTTAGCTGCTTCTTCCGATTCATAATCAACACCAGTTTTTTTATTCTTAACTTCTCTATGGACTTCAGGCTGTAAGATAGCCACGTCTTGACCATTAACCTTTTCAGTTCCAATTTCTTTTGCTTCTTGTACTTTTTTAAATGCCATTATGTTATCTCCATTAAACTTACTAATATTTTCACTGCACCTGTTAATTTAATTGCATCAGCTTGTTCTAATACAATAGGTTGTGTTAACACTTCTTCTTCTTTTCCGTCAGCTAGACTTTCTTTAAACAATTCTATTTCTAAACTACTATTACTACTGTCTAAAACAGTTACTGTTGTAGTAATAGCGCCACCTGATTGATTAGATAATCGAATACTTTTAACCAAAGCAGTTGTTGGAAGAACAGGAGGTTGTGAATTTTGATCTGCCGTTGGAACTGTGTAAATAGTCCCTGTTGCATTACCTGATCTACTTATAAATAAATCAGCCAAGGAACCACGTCCTTGCTGTAGATTCATCTTTTAAATCTTGTTGAAAACCAAAATTTAATTGTTGAACTATTTGTTCAAGCAATCTTGTTAATATATCAATCACACTAGATTGATACTCAGGAGTTGCTTGAGGAAATCTTGTTGTTGTAATTTTAGCCATTATCTGCCTCCATCTGGTTGTACATCCAAACGTAAAGTTCCATATCGCCATTTATCACCTACAGCATCACTGTCAATACGTATGTTTGCTTGTCTTCCTCTACCTCTTAAATCAAATTTTTCTGTAGTAGGAGTTATTGTTCTTGTCACGGTAGTAGGAGTAGTAGAACTAGGATATGTTTTAAATCTGAGCGTTATATCTACAGAACCTGTTAAATCTTTAAAGTTAGGTATACCTCTTCCAATATGTAGGAAAGGTTGACCATCAGCAATATCAAAATCACCTGATTCTATAAAAGCATCAATAGCTGTTGTCACATTATCATCACCTGTTTCATGTTGATATAATGTTGTTGCACCTGCAGTTAATCCATTTATGGCATCATTAGTAGCTATCCCTGTTGTAGAGTATTCTGTTGCATAAGGTTTTTGATATACCCCATAATCAATCCAAGTTGTTCTCGCTAGAGATCCTGTTGACCAACAATCTTCTAAATAATTATAAGTAACAAATCTGTCTATTTGTGTAGAACTATTTGATGTGTAAAACCATGTTACTTCATTAAACTCTGAATTAACTGCTGCATATGTTTCTGGTTGATTTGTTATACTAAAATCTTCAAATACATAATCTTGCACACTACAAGGCATTTTAGAAATAGCACCATCAAATTTATAAAAAGAGTTTTGGGACATCCAAAAAGCTGTACCATTAACATCAACAGCAGAGTGTAAAGAAACAGCTCCACAGTTTGCACCAATTTGTGTCAAGTTAAAAGTAAAAGGTGCACCAACAAATTGTAATGCATTTAATGATGTATCTGTCCAAACAAGAACAGCATTACGTGATCTAACGGCTGTTACAATTTTAGAACCATCTTGTATTCTAAAAGAACCTGCTGTGTTAGTAGCAGTTGGAACCCAAGTATTATAATCTTCTTGAGAAGCAAATCGTAAAAATAAATCATCTTGTGTAGTGCTTGATCCAATTGTTGTTTCAGTTCCAAATAAAAATACATGACGATCAGGCATAGATACAAGATTAAAACTAGATACCGTAGGAGCATTAGAAATAACTGCTGCTCTTGTTCCTGTTCCTGCTGATGTATCCCACCTAAAAGTATTTCCATTATTTACTGTTGCTAATAAATCTTCACCAAAATTATCAAAAGACCAATTACGTCCATCAATAGTAACATTGGATGTAGAACGAGCCGTGCCCCATGCTTCTTTACCCCATTGATAAGTGCCCCATCCATAACCGTATTGTGATACAGCTGTGCCAACAGAAAGCTGATAGGTTGCTGTTGCTGTTGCACTTGATGTTCCTGTGCTTGTTGCTGCAGTCGCCGTAGTAATTGTGTAAGTGTTAGCTGAAGGCACTGTTAATATTTCATATTCAGCATCCATTGTTGCTGCAGGTATTCCATTTACGGCACCTGATGTAGAAGATATAGTAACAAAATCTCCTACTTCTGCGTTATGACTTGGGTCAGTAACTGTAACTGTTGTATTTGAAAATGTTTCAAAACCTGTAATTGAGCCTGTATCTCGTATAGGTGTAATGTCGTAAGCTACACCCTCTGTGTAAATATATAATTTTCTATCTGTTCCGATAGCCGTGTACCTAACACCATCTAAATCTGTCCATGCGTGCATATCTCTTGCTACGCCTACTAAAGTATTATTAATTAATTTTATCCATCCACCAATTTTTTCTGGTAGTCCATATCGAAAACGTACAAAATCAGAATCTGTCCAACGACCAGCTGCACCATATTCTGTGTCTTGTTTATCAATGCCAGGGGCAAATGCTATTTTAGTAAGTGGCATTAAGTCATCCTCATAAATCTATAATTAACTTCTCCTGCACCACCTGGAGTGCCATCAGATTGTGGTTGTGCACCACCTCCGCCACCTCCAGATCCTCTAGTTCCAGCAGTACCTGAACCACCAGCAGGAGCACCTGTTCCACCAGCAAAACTAGGTGAACCTGGATTACCATAAGAGGCACCACCAGTACCACCGGTAATTGAACAGTTATCTCCACCACAGTTACCGGGATTTGTTCCTGCAGTTCCTGATCCATTAGAATTAAAAGTTCCAACAGGTCCAGAAGTAAATGTTGTTATGTTGAGACCATCAACAGTAGTGCCTGATGTTAAAACTGTTCCTGAAATTGTTCCTGTTCCTCCAACACTTGCATTATTACTACGAAGAGGTCCTTGCACTCCACCACCAGAAGCTGATCCACCAACTCCTCCTGCTAAAGAAAATAATGATCCCGAACTTGTTCCTGAAATACTCGTAGCTCCTCCGCTACCAGCAGTTGTACTATAAGCATTACCAGTCGCATTCGCACCACCAGACCCAGTAGTTATTGTAAGAGTTTCACCTCCTGTAACAGTAAAAACTTTATCAGATATGTAAGCACCAGAAGCTCCACCTGCCCCTGCAGATTCACCGCCAGCTTTATCATATTCAGCACCTATGACACCACCTGAACCTCCACCTACAGCGTACTGTACATGAATGGCATTAGCATTTGCTGGAACAGCTACAGATCCAGTTGTGGTTTGAAAAGCTGTAGTATCAAATAAAGTAAAAGCAGTTCGCCATGAACCACTATCTTTTACATAAGCGTTTATAATTGTTTTGTTAGTAAATGAAGTACCGTCTCGAACATAAAGTTGAGTTCCAGCGTCAGAGCTTATCTCCCGCCAAGTACCGCCATCTTTAACATAAATTGGCATAATGCATTACGTATATTTGTACCAAATATCTCCATCAGATCCACCACTTGGTGAGGATGTACTTACTGTTCTTGTTCCGTTAGCATTTGTTCCTGCTGTTGCAGAAATAAAAGCTTGTACATCACTACCTATTGCAACACCTAGATTTGTTCTAGAAGTGCCTGCAGCAGCAACATCACTAAGGTTATCTGCTTCTTGCAATACGCCAGTAACAGCAGTGCCTGAGAATTTATATTTGATAGATTCATAAGTTGCCATATTACTTCTCCGTTAGTTTCCAACCATAAGTTGCGCCTGAGTATACTAAACTAAAAGCTGCATCTTCGGTTGCTACAGTTAAATCTGCTGTAGCTCCATTAATCTTTAAACTGTTTCTTCCGATTGTTAAGTTGTTTGTATCAAATGTACTCGCTAAATCTACAAATCTTACCTCATCTCCTGTAGAAGGAGCTGCTGGTAAAGTAATTGTAAAAGCTCCGCCGGTTGTATCAACAAATATTTTATCACCACTTAAAGCTGTGTATGTAGTTGTTTTAGTAATCCATGTGCCACCTGATGTTTGAAGTTCATACCAATTAGTACCATCAGTGGCTAGAAAAACACTTGTTTGAGGATTAATGACATAAGTATTACCTGAAGCACCCAGTCTCGCTGTAACTGTGTAGGTTGTAGCTGCATTTCTTAAAAAATATAATTTTTCTTTTGCTGTAAATTGTACAATATGATTAGCTGCTGCATTTGTAAATATAATAGCTGCTTGCCTATTTTCATTGTCAGCCTGTGCTTGTGGTCCGTCTGTAGAAGTTAAGACTGTAGTAGTTCCAGATGATATATTCTTTGTGTATACACCAGCTATTGATTGTTCCAGTGATTGTGAAAAATTGTTATTGGTAGTTGTACCCCAAGCATTTGCCTGATCTCCTATCCCAATTAACTCTATCTGTAGTCTATTTGAATATGTTGACATAATTTACCTAAGCTGCATCTCGCCATGTATTTGTAGCAGAATCATCAACGATTGTCCAAGTATTTGTGGCTGCATCATCGACAACTTGCCATGCATACACTCCAGAGTCTCCTAATGTTAAAGTCATACTCTGACCATTAACTTCTACAATTGTATTAGTAATTGGTACTACTGTTCCTAGAGTCGTGGTTATTGCTTGACCAGTAGGTAAAATTGCAGCATCTGCTGATATTACAGATGCACCAAGAGCTGTTGTCATTGCTTGACCTGTTACTGCTACTACGCTTGTTGCGACTACACTTACTGTTCCTGTCGTTGATGTTAAAGCTTGTCCTGTTACAACGGGAGTAGTAAGAGCTTCAATAGCAACTGTGCCGAGAGCCGTGCTTATTTCTTCACTGTCATAGTTAGTATTAGTAGGAGTGTTAGCTTGACCACCCATGCCAGAGTGATAATTACAAAAATAATATAAAGTAGGTGCACTTTCAGCTACATTAATAGTTAAACTTCTTGTAGTTGCAGAAGAGTAATTTGTTATATAATCGGATTGAGAAACATTAGATCCATTTATTTGATAAGTAACACCAGTATTGTAAACTGTTCCTCCTGAGTGCGTTCCATCTGAAGTAGTTGATAGCAAAATTGGATGTGCATCAACAGTCGAATCATTAGCACTAAATATATAAATATTTTTTTCTTTTAATGTTAAAGTTGGTTGCTGTGTTCCATCAATAAAGTATTTATTAGAACCACCAACGTTTTGTACTGTTACAGTAAATGTTTCTGTTAACCCTGTAGGCTGTACAAGTGCAGTAGCTGTTACTGTTTCATCACCTAAGAATAAATCTAAATCAGGTTCAGACGAAGCATCAATTGATACTTGACCGCCTGCCGTTACAGCAAATGTTCCTATAACTGCATTTAATCCAAATCCACTTACAGAAACAGTTGGATTAGCAGTTGGGCTAGCAATTACAGTTCCTAATGCTGTACTAATGCTTTCACCTGTTAATCCAACCGCTGCGCCACTATCTATAACCGCAGTTCCAACGGTGCTAGTTAAAGGTAATCCTGTAACCGCTACTGTTGCATCAACAGAAACAGCTTCTGCCCCAAGAGTAACAGTTAAAGCTTGACCTGTAACAACCGCTATAGCGTCTTGTTTACCTAATGATGATAATGGTCCTTCTGAAAAGGCTAAAATACCTAGAGTCATAAGACTCTATTTTAACTATAAAAAGTGATTTAGTCTACTGTGCTTTTTTATAATACGCAGGTAATCCTAACATAGGTCTACCATCAAAAGCATTGTTTTCTTGAAACTGTCCAGCTTTATTATTGTAGTGCAAAAACACTTGACCACAGTCTTGACCTTCAAAAGCCTCACGCCAATGTTCTAAATCACAGCCACTATAAACAAGCATATCACCTGCTTTTAAAATTACTTTTTTGCCCTTATTACCTTCCCCTTCAGTAGGATCTAAATAAATAGGCCATTCATCTCCACCAAGATTTAAAGTGCATGATATTTCACATGAAGGTCTGTCTTTATGTCTATGTAATATATCGCCGTATTTATAAATTCTTGCATATGTATATGTTGGCACTAAATTCATTTTTGTTACAGCCATCATTTTTGGCCGTACTCGAACCATTAATGTTTCCATAACAAGATCTGCATAATGAGAATAGGTGTCAGGTATTTGATTATCTTTCCAAGTTCCCCAACTGTCATCAAAAGGAGATATATAACGTGTGTCTTGCAAATGTTTTGCTACTTGTCTTTTGTTTAAAAAATAAGCATAACAAAAACTAGCAACATCTTTTGGTACTGCTCTTTTAACTACTTCATATTTATCTTTTTCAAAACTCATTTTTTCTCCTCTGTTTTCATAAAATTATTATGTATTGCTTGTATGTTAAAATGTATAAAACGAAATGCTTGATTAGGTCCACCTACAGAATATTGATGTGTCACATAAGCAGGCATG